TTCAAAATCCGCCGGGGGCAACTCCTTGTCGGTTCGATTCCGACCTCCGGTACCACCAATTTCAAAGTGATTCGAAAGCCTTACGTGTGCCGCGTAAGGCTTTTTCTTTTGGTGAGATTTCAGCACGTTCTCTCCATTGTGCTAAAATTGTGCACAATTTGTGTTGAGGACCTTGCATTGACCACCTCGTCCATCCGGGCTTTTGCAACAGCCAAATCCCTTTCGTCCACAATGTTGTATCTTTCGAACACCTCCCGTGTCTTGAAACCGGCAATCAGCATGGCCACTTTCTCCGGGAGTCCGTTGCGGACCATATTCCGGACGGCGGTCCTCCGAAGGTCGTGAAAAGTTTTCCTGGGGATACGGGCCTCCTTGACCGCCTTCTCCCAGCTCCAACGAATGTCACTGATCTGCCCCTTCCCGCTGCGGTTCGGGAAAACCCAGGGCAGAACAACGCCGCCCCTCCCCCGTACCGACCACTGGTGCTGAAACATTTCGATCAACTCATCCGTCAGGTAAATCAGGCGAGCTTCCTTACCCTTGGTTACGCCGCGATCCACCCGCACCGTCCACCGCTGCCGGTCCACCTGGCCCCATGTGAGCCCCACGACCTCATTCCAACGCCACCCGAACTGATAGCCAAATGTGACAACGCCATGAAGATAGGGCGGAAGCTTGTCACGGAACGCCAGGTAATCCGCCTCTTCAAAGAACCCCTGCTTCACGTTGTCCTCCGCCAGGGCCGGGATCTTGACCCGATTGAGCGGATTCACCAGAGGCGGTACCTGATCGGCTCCAAGGTTCATCATACGCCGAAGCGCCGCCCGCTCCCGGTTCACGGTCCCCACCGCAGCACCGAACTTGATGCGGTCCGTGGTGTACTTTTGGATCTCGGTGCTGGTGATACTCGGGATCGACCAGCCGGCGAACTTTCGGGACAAGTGCTTCAGGCTCACTTCCAGCCGGCGGGAGTCTTTCTGATTGAGCAGGTAGTCCGATCGGATCAGCTCCACCAGCTCATCGAACGTCCGCTTTCGATAATCGGTGTACGGCTGGTTTCCCTCCAGGGTGTCGGCCTCGACCTTGATCAGAACCTTATTCGCCACGGCCTTGACCGTGGTCTTGCAACTCTCACGGCGTTGCACGCCATGAATGTCGGTGTATCTCATCCACCACATTTTCCCTCTTCTGTAGAGCTTTGCCATGTATTCTCCTGTGGATAGGACACATCCAGGCTTTACCAGTGTACCCCGATAAGCCCGGACCCATCAATGAAATCAAGGTTTCGACACGAGGGCCGCCTCAATATCCTCACGTTTGAACAGGTGCTTACCCACCGTCCCCACGCTTTTGAGTTCACCCGCCCAATACCGATTCCGCCAGTGGGTCTTCGTGGCACCGTACTCACCCACCAGATCGTTGTACGTCAGCAACCGTTTTTTACCAGGCACACTCATTGTTAAGCCTCAATCCCTTCCCGGGGCCATCGGTAACCGAGGACCCGATCCTTTGCGTAACCAGCAACGGAAACCTGATCCCCCTGGTTCCCACCCACCACCATCACCTTGCCATCTGCCTCACCGACATAGAACCCCACGTGACCATGGGCCGGATTGCGACCACGGCTGAAGACCACCACGCAGCCAAGCCGGGGATTCATCAGGCGAAAGCCCCATTGCAGCCAGGACCGGGCCGCTGCGGACCCCGACCCTTTGACTCCCGTCATCTCCACACACCAGTTGATGAAGGCGCTGCACCAGGCCTTCTCATCATCATCGGCCTTCAATGTCGTGGTCTGGTGATACTCCAGGATCCGAGGGTTATGCTCATCCCCCGCGATCTCTGCCACCCCAGCCTCCATCTCCTGCTTGGCCAAAGTATACCAAGGAGGCTCCGCCGGTTCCGGGCATCCAGCGTACCCGGCCATCGTTTCCGTGACCGAATCTTCCTTCCTCACATCAACCGCGCCCTCCCCCATGGTGGCCACGGGAGGGGGGTCCTGTTCACCGCCCCTCAGCTCCGCGATCCGACGCTGAACCTCAGCGAACGCCGCCGGACTGAGAGCCATCTTTTTATCCCGCCCCTTCTGGATCTCCCGGGCCAGGAAGTAGAACCCCACCATCCACTTGAGCATCTCCCACATGGTCTCCGGTACCGTGCCCAGCGTCGTATTGAGTACCTGGAACTCAATGGGGTCGATATACGCCAAAACGAAGTAACAAAGGATCAGCACCAGAAGTAGAGGCCTTGGCATCCGGTTGATTCCATCCCAGAACCGGTTCCACCATCCCTGCCCATTCCACTCCGCCGCATAGGCCGCCATCCCCGCCGTGAAGCGATCGGCGTCCTGGGCGTCCCGTTCGGCCTGACTGCCCTTCAGAGTCCTTATGATCTCGTTGCCGCCACCAAGGACCCGGCCAACCATCTCACCGCCTGCGTTAACGATCCAACTCTTGAGTCCCATCTTGTACCTCCTCGTATTCGATGTTGTCTGTGGGGTGATATGTACCAATCCGAGCACCAACCCTGACCCTGAGGCGAGCCCCTCTTGACCCGACAATTTGCCCGGTGAAGCAGACATCACCATTGCTCCCCCCACGTATTTCCACCAAAGCCCCACGTTTGGCTGGAACTTGGTAATGACGCCTGATGTACTCCATACTCACTGCCCACCCCCTTTGCCTGGTGGGAACCAAGCTTCCTCCTCTTCCAATGCTGATGGAAGAGGAGGAGATCTTGGCGGCGTCCATCCCATCTTGATCAGCGCCGCCCTGATTGGTTCGTCATGAGTGTCCACAACAAAACGGGCCACCTTTCCAGGTAGCCCGTGTACTTCCAACTCAATTTTTCCATTGGGGAACGTTTTAATGTTCACCCGGGTCTTATTTCCCATCACCACCTCCTCCCCGGTCCGATCGGAACCAGGCGTCAAGCTCGTCGGCATTACCAACCCACCGTTGCTTTGCCCCGGTCCCACGCCGGGAGACCGGCAACCCGGTCTTGACCAGGTCCTTGAACACGGAGGGACTAATCCCAAGATGATCGAGGATGGCCCGGCGACCGATCAGAGCCCGGGTCTGCTTCTTGCTCATGGCCATGGCCACCTCCAGTTGCACCCTTCGCATCGCGAGGGGCCACGATAGAGCCCCTGGTGCATAGCCCTCTCACTCAACAACCGGGCCACCTCGTCTTGTGCTGCCTGGAGCTTTTGATAGGCCGCCGACAGCTTGCCATCAATCTCGGCCATCTGCTCAAGCTTCTTCAACTCCAACATCAGCATCATCATCCCATCACCTCCTTTCAGTGGATGCTCGCCCCACAATCCGATGGCTCCGGGGGCATTTCCTTTGCCGCTTTGAGCGCATGGTTCTCCAGGTACAGAACCGAATTCTCACGGGCCGCCTCTTTCACCAAATCAGTCATCCGGTTGATTTGAACCTCGATGTCAATCCATGCCACATTGACCGACACCCATCCAAATACGGCCCTGAAGGAAGGACCATCTTTCTTCACCTTCCATCCCGCATACTTTCCCAGGCACACCCAAAAAGAGAAGCCTTTCGGGAACCCATCATCTCGCTTGATCATCTCTTGCGCCTCCCTGTAAAAGCCTCAATCGTTTTAAACGCATCAACCACGCGTGGGTCGATGTTACTGTCCCGGATATGTCGCATCTCATAATTTATGCTTGCCAACACACATGCCTCGCGCAACTCGCTGGGTGTAAATCTGGCACGCTCTATCAAGCCTTCAAGAGTTTGGACTAAGTGATGGTATTCAGGGTCATTCATGTATTTCTCTTTCGGCGTCTTCATGGTTTCTGTCTCCTCCTCGATCCATTTACAACCCCCGGCGCTTCAGCCAGTGGGCCAGGTTACCGGGTGTCGTGCCGAAATCTTCCGCCACCCGCTTTTTTGAGACTCCGGAGGCCAGCGCCGCCAGGATCTCATCCTTGTGTTCATCCAGCTTCGATTTGCCGGGGCCCTGTGGTCGGCCCAGGAGCTTTCCCTCGGACCGGGCCCGAGCAAGGCCCTCTTTCGTTCGTTCGGAGATTAAGTCCCGCTCGATCTCGGCGAAGAGGGAGAACATGGTGACCATGACCTTTGTCTGCATGTCCTGGTCACCGGTGATCCGGATCCCCTCCTTGAGGCACCGGAGGAAGACCCCGCGCTCCACCAGCTCATGGACCAGGGTCACCACCTGGCCGACAGACCGGCCCAGGCGGGAGAGTTCCGCAACCCAAATTGTGTCGCCTGCCTCCAGCTGGCCCAGCAGCTCATCAATGCGCCTCGCCACTGTGCCCGCCCGGGAGGAGACGGTCACCTCCACCCAATCATCAATCTGGACCCCATCCCGGTTCGCTTCCTCCAGGATCTTGAGTCGCTGATTCTCCGTGGTCTGATCATCCGTGCTGACCCGGAGATACCCGATATCACGCTGTGTCATGACGCCCTCCAATCGGCCTTAATTCAAAGAAAAGGTTACTAATCCATTCATTTGACACATTTTCTAACAATAAAAGTCAACCCTATTTATTACCTATTAATACACAATTAAAACGTTCGTTTTCTTTGGTGGTTGCCGCGCTCCCCCACCCTGCGAAAGCCATGCCGCCCCCGGGGAGTGAGGGGTCTGCATTAAATCCGAGCGCCAGGGTCGCGTGAAGGCAGCCGTATGCACCCACGAGGCACCCATGAGCAGTTTCGGAGCAGATCTGGAACAGCTTCCCACACCGAAGTTGCTCACCCTCCCAGCCAGCCCCCACGGGCACCGACGACACAGCCGAACAGAAAGAACACTTTTTTTGACCTACCTTTTACCTTTTTGTTTTTTATGTGCGGTAACCGAAAAAAAAGAGTTCTTTTAGTTCAGGCATCCTGAACCCCCTGATAACATGGGCTTTCAGGTGAGCACTTTTGAGTAGAAACCTGCTCAATTAGTGTTCCGGTGTTGCTCACACCCAGGGAATGGTTCCCCCTGGGAGAGGGAGGGAGTGGGAGGGGAGGCAAAGACAGACCTCCCCTGCCGGGCTCCAGGGGCACCGCAGATCTGCGACCACCGGAAGCCTGAATTAGTCTTTTGTGGCCATGGCCAGCCACGGGCAAAACATGAATGGCCAAGCCCGGGCCATGAAAGATCTCATGGCCATGAGCTTTTTTGATAGCCATGGCCACAACCAAGCCCTCCCCTCCGGGGCCGTAAGGGCACCGTCCAGGGAAGGACAACGACGGCAAGACCCACCTGCGCGGGCCCTGCCCAACTTGTCAAAGAGCTATTCGGCTTTACGAGCTAACTGTTCGTGCAGCCACCTGGGCACCGGAGCCTGGAAATACGCCTCCACCACGGCATGACCTATCTCGTGGCGGAGTACCCGGATCCGGCACCCACGTGGAATCACGATGAGATTCTTGATGGATGAATAAAAAGCGGGGGCCCGGGTGGGGCTCCCGTATATCTTTGTGTGTTCGGCGGCCACCGTCGCCCGGTCCGGAACGATGAGGATCCGGTAATCGGAGCGGGAGGGGTAGAGCTGGAGCCGGCACCTGACATCACGGTCCAGAGCAGCGGGGTCCACCACCCAGGGGGCGCGGGGGAAGCAGCCACAGCACAGGATAAGAGCCGCCACCCCCAGCCACCGCAAGATCATCGGCGGGGCCCTTTGCTGGCCCGGGGCTTGAAACGCACAGCCACCGTTAGTTTGGCGTGGCATACCCGCCGCTTCCCGGTGCCCACCAAATGAATTTTCCCATGCCGGACCCAACATTTATGGGGGTAACTGTTATTCGTGAACTCCGTGGCCCGGGCGGCCACCGTGCCCTCGATCTCATGGCCACGCGGGACCCGGCCCAGACAAACCGGGGGCCCGTCATAGCCGTCCTTTATCGCGTAGGTATGCTGCATCACTGCGACAACTCCCATTGGTACTATCCTTTGCCCCTCCCGGAGCTATGGGGTTAATTAGGCATCAATGCAGCCAGGCTCACCTCGGCCAGGTCATGCATGTGGATCCCGGCGCCGGAGGCCATGGAGGCGACCCGCACCAGGAAGGGCCGAAGCTGGGACTCAGACGGGGCCGCGATGAGGATCTGGACTTCCAGGGCCAGGGCCAGTGCCTCATCCTGGAGAATATCCAGGGCGGCGGGAGTGACCTGCTCACTGGTCGCTCCGATGCCCCCTCCGGGCACAAGGGCAAGGTCCCGGGGTGTCACCCCATGGGTATGGGCCAACAGACCCCCATGGAGAAGGACATCCCCCAGGGCTCGGCCCAATCGCTCCGTCAGGACCGGCTCGGAGATCAGCGCATCGCTCAACCTGCCCATGGCCCGCACCAGCCCCAGGGGCAGGTTGGACGTCATCTCACCGCTGGCACGTTCCAGGGCGATTTTCTGAAAAGTCGAAACCATCATGGTCTTTTCCTCCAGCCTGTACAAAACAGAGGTATCTTTACCATTCGCAAGGTCTACTCCTGTGTAGTAAGTACTCCGGGGGTCCGGGAATACCTGACACAGATCACACAGGACCCGCTCACTCCTGCCGTCTGCCACAAACTCACACGCGGATTGGCTGCAAGGCGCACCGCACTCCTCGCACTGCCCTTTCTTTGTCGGGTTTTTCATCAAGGTTTCCATCTTCGATTACCTCCGTGACACCGGTTATGGGGAACCAGGGCTCTCCCTGGTCATCCTGCCCCACCATGGAGCCAATCAGCTCCACCTCGTACACCTGGTCGTTTCCATCCCCCGCCGTGGCGCTGAGCATCTTATCCATACGGGTCATGAGCTGCTGACACGCCTCGCGGGTGAGTTGGATGGTTAGGGTTTGTTCGGACATCGCCCTGATCTCCTATTTCTTTTCTCCACCGGTACAATTCGCAGCGGGGGAAAGAGCAATTCTGCCAGGACATATAACGGCCACAACCAGCAAATAATCCACGCCATTACCCACCCAAACGCCCGGCCCATAGCACCTGCATATATGTCCGGGATTACGTCAATAAATACTTCCCTCGCCCGATATAAATACGCCAAGGCCCCACTCCACCAGATGGCAACCAAAATAATAATTTGTTCCGTTGTCATAACGCCTCACTGTTGGCACTTAATAATTCGTATTTATGCCTCTTCGGTCTTGTCCTCAATTGCCAGCATTCCCGGTAACTTCTTGCTCTGGTCGATTCTGCTGGACATGGCGATTGCCGCCTTGACAACCAAATCCCCGCCACTGATAATCCGCTTGGCGACTGTGGTCACAGCTTGTGAGCGCTCAATTTCCTCTCTCAGCGCCTCGCCCTTCAGATCCTCATCGCTCAACCTTTCGAGCTGTGCGAAAAGGTGGTCATTCAAATCTGTGAGTTTATTTTTCATTCTTCTTTTTTCTCCTTTTTTGACGGGCCTCTTCTATCTTGGCGATGGCAGTCACAAGAGGTTTTACCTCTGGATCGAGATCCGAATATCCCATGGCGTTACGCCTTACGTTGACGGCCTTACTGATCAGCTCCAGGTTCTCAATGGTTATGTTTCCACGGTCGCCGTCGATAAATTGCACGGTGTGTCCAGGAGGGACCGAGCCTCGATGCTGCTCCCACACCAAGATGTGCTTCATGCGCCATTTGTGAGGATTGTCGCAGACCTTGACGTAGGTATAGCCATACTGCTTATCAAACCGTTCGGAGCCCACAGGGCGAGTATTGGATGGGATACCACCCTTTTTAAAGCTGCCGGTATTGGGTTTCATTGCGCCCTTAGTTCCTGTATTCCAGGGGCTATCTCCCTTTTCGAATCGGCCTGTTCGGCCAGACTGGATCCCATGGTTTTTGATAAATGACTTGACCTGGCCCGGCTCTATCGTGAGCCCATACTTTTCATTAATCAGCTCAGCCAGCTCGGCGTTTGAGTGTTTCGGGCACATGCGTTTGATGAATTCGGCCTGATCCAGGGTAAAAGTCCGGAGCCTCCCGCGAGGCGGCCAGGGTTTTCTTGATTTCACCATCTCGTTTTTTTGTTTTTTGCCCATTTGCCTTTCGCCTTCAGCCTTTGGCCATCATTGCACCGTCTCCTCACCACCCCCCTCCAACGCAGCCACCATCTCAAACAACTCTGGCTCGATGGCCTCATCTATGTGCGCCAGGCACCGCCAATCAGGGTCTTCGCTCTTAGCTCCCTTGCGGAAAACACTCTTGCCGTCATTAAACGGGCCGGATCCGCACACGGTGCAGGTAAGTATCTTCTTTTTCTTGCTCATCCTATGCCTCCCCAACCGCCCTGCCCATCCAGCCAAGGCGGCTGCGCTTTTTGCTTTTCCTATAGCCTATTGCCTTTCCTCTTCCCTCGGTCTCGGAGCAGCCTGCCTTACGACATCTTCAGAGAGGATCAGGCCCTGGACGGAGATCTTCTTCGTGCAATCGCGATTGAAACGAAACCCCATCTTTCGGATCCGCTCGGCGAAATTCTTTCGAGAACCGGGCTGCACCTCAAAATTCCCGCACCACTCCAGGTACGCCTGATAAAGTCGGTCCATCCCCACAAACGCACTCACCATCCGGACACAACACTCCTCAACAAAGATGGCCACATGGTCCAGGGCGAGGCGTCGGTCTCTCTGGAGCTGGGCGTCCAGGTTCATTTCCCGGTCCGCCCACTGCTCCAGCTCCACAGCCAGGGTGCCATCGCAATGCCGAATCTCAGCGGCATAGGCCCGGAGGGCTGCGCGGGATGCGATGGCATGCAGGTCACCGGGCTTTTTACTGCCCGGTTTTACGATAAAGTATTTCATTTTCAGTGGCATGGTCTGTCCCTCCTTATCCATAGGTGTTCTTGAGGCCCATGCCGACAAAACACCGGAGGCGTTGAGGGCCTACTTGCTTCTTTTTAACGTCAGGAAAATGGATCAATATTTGCTGGTAAAACTTGTTGCGTGAGAGCGCCCGGTTTTTACCCTCGCTGCACCATTTTGAGTACTCTTCATAGAGTTTCGGAGGCTCCACAGACCGATGCTCCTCGAAATCACAGCAATCATCTGCGAAGAGGAGAACCGGGTTGATTGACTTGATAAACTCCTCACCATCCTTGGCAACCACATCAGGAACGATGAGCCCGCCGTGATTGAGGATCATCTGGAGTCCGTCGAGCATCCACATAAAAATGCCGTCCTTCTCGTCCAGGAGTTTCTGAGTAAGGAGTGGATCCCGCCGATCCTCACCGAACCGCTCAGTGAACTGGAGGACAATGGGGCGGCGCTGAAAGCCGTGGGACTTGTCGCTGATCTTCGGCACGTCGTTCATAGAAAAGAGATGCTTTGCTATGGGGTAAAACCCAAAGGGCTTGCCGTGCTTCTCATCCGCCATGAGCAGGCCCCCGGATACCGCATCCTTGAAGTTGGCGGTGTCAATGGGATTGCTGGTATCCACCTCTCCGGCCACGTTGATAAGCTTGTTGTTGAGCTGGCCGATGAGGAAACGCTGCCCGAAGAGCTGAAACGGCAGCGAGGAAATGTTTTGCTTACCCACGACCCCCACCAGGACATCCGTGACCACACTCTTGCCGTTTGCACCGGCCCCGATCATGAAGAGGCATTTTTGAAACCGGCAGTCAGGGAGAAGGCAATAGCCGAAGAAAGATTGCAGGCAGAGGGCCTTTTGCTTGCCGTCGGGCCCCGGGAAAACCTCCTCCAGGAACTGCTCCCACCGGGGGCACTTGGCGTCTAAATCAAACCCCACGGGCAGCTGGATCCGGCTGTGGTAATCCGGCGCATGGGGGTACATCTCCATGGTCTCGATCTCCAGCATGCCGGTGGTGAGGTTAAGAAAATTTGGGTTATGCTTGAACTCATCCGCCGGAATGTATCGCCGCTTCTCCAAGAGACTGATGCCGTCGTTGATGTGGGCGGGTTTCGCCCGGTAATCGAGAACCCGCTCCGCAACCTGCCCCAGGGCGGCGGGCTCGGTCTTCTGCCAGACGCCGGTGTCCAGGTAGCGGTAGAGGTCCGCGCCGTCAAACAAAATGGGGTTGAACTGCTCCTCCAGGTAAATGGCCAGGTATTGGGGGATAAAGGATCGGCCATCAAAGAAGTCGCCGGGTATGGGCTTCCCCTCGCCGCTGGGAGGCTTCTTGTCGGGCTTGGCGAACCGGGATTTCTTGGGCGCGGGCTGGAAGTTGGGATCGAAACCAGCGCAGAACTGCGCCAGGGATTCCTCTCCGGAGATGGCGCTTCGGGCATCCCGCCAGGTGCGACCTTTGCAGGAGTTGTGGAAGCAGTGGTAGCTCATCTTCCCCGAACCATCCTGGATGATGGAGGCGTCCCCGGAGCCGTGCTCAGGGTTGAACACACACTGAGCGAGTACATACAGGGTCCGGCCACCATCCTCTTTGACGGTGTGTTCCCGTCCGTAATGACTGAGGTATTTTCCTACATCAACCGCCCCAAGGGAGTTCCCGGACGAACCACCCGGGGACGGCTTGCCCTGCGCCTTCGAGGTTTCGGGCTTCGCCTTGGGCTCCGGCGGTACATAGGTGGCCGCAAGCTTCTCCAGGGTCTCCGCCTGGGTGATGGATATGTCAGACAGCGTTTTCATCAGGTTCCGTCTCGTTCTCTGGTTCAGGTTCAGTCACGGGTTCCGGCGGCTCCAGCCACCGGGGTTCGATATAGCTTTGCCTGTGGGGGCGGCGCTCGGTGGAGTCACCTTTCCTGGCCGTGGTGCCGTAGAGCTTCCAGATCCGCGCCGGGTTGAACACCACCTCATCCACATCCACGACATCTGTGCTGAATTGCTGGGCCAGGGCCTTCAGGCATGTGGAAAGCATCTGCTTATTGGCGTCAGTGTTGGGGAGGTCGGCCAGGCGGTAGGACATGTGGGCCCCGTTGCCGGAGCAACCGGGCACCCCGGCAGAGAAACCAAGCTCTTTGATGAGGAAGGCGGAGATCCGGCGTCGCAACTCGTCAGCGGCGGCCAGCTCGTCATCGGTGGAGGAGATTCCCTTGGGCCGAATGGGATCCAGATCCAGGAGAAGCCACCGCAACACGAGAACATCCTTGTCTGTGGTAAGGGTCCCTTTCTTCTCGGCGGCCTTTAACCTGTTGTACGCCCTGGCCAACAGGTCCGGGTTCACCGGATTGACTGTGAAGTAAATTCCCCCGGCCCCGGCCCGGTCCAGGGCTTCGGCAGCCCTGCCGAAATCATCGGCGTTGTCGAAATACCCATACACGATGTCCGAGGCCCAGCCTTCCCAGGCAGAATTTTGCTTTTTGCACCCGTAAGCGCGGATTTCAACGACTTCGCCGGGGTGGAAAAACAGGGTGTATGTGAGGGATGGATTCATAGGTCAACCCTTCGGGTTGTGAATTTTCGAGTAATCCCCGTCCACCAGGTCATGGAGTCCGCGCAGGGCCCACAAATAGATTCCGGGGAGTTCGTCTTTGAGTCGGGTGGTGAGGGTGGGGTCGATGTAGCGGGGGTCTACGCGATCATGGACGATCACTTCGTGGTAAACCCCGTGGTGGGCCACTTGATTGGATAGGGAATTGGTGGTTGCAACAGTCAAAAAACGAGCATCGGCGAGGTTATTCACCGCCATCCAAACCCGGGGATAACTGGATCCATTCAGGTACACACCATCATGGATATCCATCTGCAATTGGTCTTTATTCTCACGCCCCACGAGGTGGACCATAACCGACACGGTCACGCTCTTGCCGCTGGCAGCGGGGCCAAACAGGACCAATAATCGTTTCCCTAACGGCTTCGGAACCATCGCCGCCCCGAAGAATTGCTTCAGCTTCTGCGCATCCCACCTTCGCCGAGGGAAAGTCTCATTCAAAAACCTCATCCACCCGGGGCACTTCGCCGAGGTGTCCAGGACCACGGGCAAAGTGACACCCTGCTCTTTGCAGGCCACACGCAAAATGGCGTCCAGGGTGCCGGGAAAGAAGCGTTCCACGGTGACATCTTGGTTGTAGTTGTGTTTGAGTTTCATGGGTTCTCCTCCTCGATCTTGCGGGCTTCTGCCAACAGCTCCCGGAGTTTCATAGCTTTGTATTCATGGGAAAAAACATCGGTTTCCAAGGCTTGAACGAGTGAATCTTCGCCACTTCGTACGGTTTCAGCCCATAACCACTCTCTGTCAGGCCGTAGATCAAGCTTTCCCGCTGCCTTGATAATCTCTTCACGATTCATCCGGTACCTCCTCTGGTGCGGGCACCGCCGCCTTCAACTCCACAGGATCAGGGGCATACCCCCTGCACCCGACCACCCAAGGGCCTCCTTTCCGAGTCGTGGCTTTGCAGCTTTGCTCATACCGATCGTCTCTGTAGCAACACCACTCGGTGGCACAGCTGATTCCGTTTTTTCTGGGATCCCAACAGATGGAGTATTGTCCGACGTTCAACCCATTCATCTCGGCTTCTGTCCGGACAGCGCTGTACTTGTCGATATGCCCGCAGGGATTCTTCCACACGTCGCACCCCAGCCGCAGGCTGCCGTCGTAGCTAACACCCGGGTATGTTTCACCACGGGGGGCGCCACATTCAGGACAGAGCCACAACAGGTTGACGGTCATGGCGTAAAGCCCACAATGCTGCACACAAGCTGGAATTCTTACGGTTCGTATATCCATATGGCCTCCTTTCGGTGCGCAAGCGCACCCTACCTTTCGCCTATGGCCTCGGCCCTATTCCCTATTCACCGCCGAAGCTGGCCTTCGGCATCCGGTCCCACAATGTACATGTGCCCACGATGCACCCACGCCTTCAGGCCCTGGACACTGCCCGTAGCCACGGACTGCCCGAAGCACTCGGCCCGGATGATCTCATCGCGGATTTTTCGGGTGGTCTTTTTGCGGTCAAAGCCCTTAACACGCATCTGATACCTCCAGTTGATAAAGGATTCGAATATCGTCCACGGCGTAATCGTCGGCGGGGATCACCGCCAGGGAGTCGCGCTGGATCCATAGACGGAAGAGGTCGTCCATGTTTTTGCGGAACAGGGGGTCGATTGAGCGAAAGCCGTCATCCACGGGGGCGTAATCGTCCTCCCGTGGATGACACCAGTAAACCAGGTCGTAGGTTGAGAAGTGGTCGAGGGCAGGCTGAATGCGGGCGTCGAGGAACTTCTGGAACTCGGCTGCTTCGGCTTGAGGGGTGAATCGGGCCATGTAGTCGGCGTAGATGAGGGGATCCAGAACGGAGCGATCGCTGACCAGGACGGAGGGGCGGGCAAAATGGGATAGCTTCAACTCTTCTTCGGTCTCGCGGCGGAGCTGGTTCTCCCAGAGCCAACGCTGAGATTCCACGGTCATGCGGTGGTTGAGCATGTACGGACACTCCCGGGCAAGCTCCGGAATGAGCCGGGCGGGGATGCCCAGGCTTTTCAGACCCGAGACGATTCGGGCCGTCAATGTTGATTTTCCGGCACAATGTGTGCCAATCACAGCAATTTTCATGGGTCACCTCCATTGACACAATGAAAACCCACCATTATATTGAATGTCGGGCATCATCCTCTACAACCTCTTCCCATCCCTCCAGATCTCGATCCCCTGCGTAGGTGTCGGGCCAGATCTCCCAGGGCAACTTTTTGATCTTCCTGGCGATGGCATCCATCACGCGAACCGAAGTGGATTGAGAGTTGACGACTTGAGAGACCATTGCCTGAGACACGCCGGTTTCCTGGATGATATCAAGCTGCATACAACCGGCCTTGCGCAGCAGGTAGTTGATGTCCTCAGGGGGAAGGTTGTTTTCGGGGTTCGGCTTTGCCATTTGTTGAACGCCTCCGAGATATATAAGTTATACTTTTCAATGAAATGTAGCTTTTTCAATATCACTTGTCAACATAAGTATATTGAAAAATATACATCGCAATGAGGTACCGTCATGAAAGAACCGAAAGAAAGGCTCAGAATAGTCCGTAAGAGCCTGGATCTCACCCAGGAACAGCTCGCTGTATCCATTGGCATTAACCGCGTAAACATTACCGACATGGAGGCAGGGCGCACCCGTCTCACCACCCCCATCGCCCTGGCCCTGGAACACATCCACAACATCAATTCTCAATGGCTCCTCCACGAAGAGGGCGACATGTTTGTTGAAAAATCAACATCGGTGTCGGAATCTGCAGAAACCGTCGTGCCTATGGGCAACTCCGTGGTCCGGGAGCACCAGCAGCTGGTAACCAGGTTCCGCGACGCACAACGGGCCAAGATCATCAATGAGGACCTGCTCACCATCGAACAGCTCTCCGGAGCTGCATGGGAACGAACCGCGTCTTACATCCGGGGCGTGGCCGATACGCTGCGAGTGGTAGGGTCTGATATCCAACAAGAATCAAAATCAAAGGCGGTAGGTGGGAGTACGAGCGAGGTGGACGACTGATCACACGGAAGGGCCGCATCGAGGCCCGACTGAGGTCCCGGCGGCACAATGTGTACAAGGTGACCAGGGGCGGGCGGATCAAAGAAGTGATCCAGAAAAAGGCCCTGGACAGGCTTGATATCCACAGCCTGGTGGGCCGGGCCCTGAAAGAGATCATCACCGATGCCGAGCTGGTCCGGACCGTGAGGGAGATCCTGCCCAGGGTTATCCGGAGTGGGTGGCCTGCAACGGTGGTGTTGAGAGTGAGGGTGGGGGGAGAGGTTGTGGTGCGGAGGTGTACGATTGAAAGGTACGATGGGGGGTGTGCGTTGGTGTTTGTGACACCGGCATGAGAGGTTATGGGGGGATAGGGGATAGGAAGGGCAGAAAAGCAGGGGATAGGACATAGGGAAAAGCTGAAGGTTATAAGGGATAGGTTATTGGGAAAAACATCAACTCAATAAAGGAGAATCCAATGACAACAAACAACCGTTATATTGACAGCTTCAAACGTGACTATTGTTTATGCAAAAAGGCCTTTGAGCAATTTAAATCAGATTCCATGGAGTACCGTGAGCGCGCAGAAAAGTTTGGTTTTCTATTTGAAGACACGGACAAAGAAGGCCCCATGGCATTAAAAGGATTTCGCCACACAATCAATGTGGATTTCACGGTAAAACCCGGTGAAATGGAGACATCCGACCCCAGGACAAACAGAGGTCACCAATTCAACGGCATCGTGGCATTCACCTCGTATCCGGATCGGAATGGAAATCATGAAGGGGACGAACTCTTCAGTTTTGAATTTTCATCACAAACACTCCGCTACTTGAGTGAAGACGAAACAAATCATCGAGGACGCGGTGTCGTTCATCAACAACAAGATGAATTAGTTCCCCATAGCGAATTTGTAGAAACAATATACCCGGTCATTTTCGAAAAATTCATCAAAACCCATTTCAAATAACCTCATCAGGAGGTACGTCATGAGACACATGACCACTGTTTTTCTGATGCTTTTCGTCCTGGCCGGTTGCGGCCACAAGGTCCACCTCACCCACATGCCCACGGGCACCACAGCCGAAGGGCGTGTCCCTTTCAGCTTGGGTTATAACGGAGACATGAACGTCAACATCGAGGGCGTGGAGTACACAGGCCGGTGGGTTGTCGTGGCCGGAGGAAGCGCCGGGGTGGGCTTCTTCGACGGAAGCGCCGGAACAGGCACGTCCCTGGCCATGGGATCACAGCCGGGGAACGGGAAGGCCCTACTTAGAAGCAAGAATGGGGACTGCCTGAAGTGTATTTTTCAATACAGCACCTGGTCATCGTCCGGCATGGGGACATGCACGGACGATGAGGGGAGGGAGTGGGAGATGATGGTGGATTAATACGGAATCTTACCCGTCAGCATAGACGCCATAACGTCTGTCAAATGATTAGCAGCCACAGGCGCAACAAAAACACCTGTGACCCTCACACCTGGCACGGAGGTTATAGCAGCTGCAGGCCCAATGAGTAACCCATTATCCACAGAGGTATCACTACGATTGAATCCAATAAAAACGAATCTCCGCCACTGATCATCAATAGTAAACTCGCCGCCACAAATAGCTATCCCCCCCGAGAATATTGACTTCATGGTAACGGCGCCAGCGTCTGTCCTCATCAACAGACTACAGACACCCCAGGTCTTTGCTGGGATAATTATGGCTACGTCAGGCTTGATTGTATTGACACCCCAAGCCATCGCTACGTTTTCCACAAAATCCACGTCAACAACATTTTTGCCGCAAAATGATGTAGCCCCGAGTGTCACACTCGGAGGGGTGGACCCTGTGGCTTTAATAGGTAATGTGCCGCCAGCGGCAAACGGTACACTGATGAGGTTTTCGCACTTATCTAACAATACCCCGTTGTCGTACGATGTGGGGATCTGCAAGACAAAACCATTTGAGTTCGCAGAACCCCCATAGGTAAATCTATTTTTACCGCTGAAATATACCGGGCCATCGCTTGTTATTACCGAGGAAGAGATAGCTGTATCCTCGACACTGCAGTCATAGCCAAAATGGGCGTCACCTCCCAACCAGCAATTTCTGAGTGACGCGCCATAGCCGAAATCATTCTTGCCCATGTTATTGTTTTTACTGATCTTGCAGTTTTCCCACCGTACGGACGTCCCTGACGCCCCGTGCTCCATTGTTTCCAGAGCCGCTGCGGGGAATCTAATGTTACGGACATCACCGGACTCAGACCCATTTACCTCCATGTAAACCCCATCGAATACCACGGTCCCACTAAAGTTATCATCGGCATAAACAGATCCGCCGGGGTTTCCTTCGATGGACCCCCCCACAAAACGCACAAATTCTTGGCGACCTCTTATTTTTACTGCGGGGCCTGTGGAATGACCTCTGAAGTAGCATTTGTGGAATTCTATTTGTGTTACAGATCCAATATCTTCTGGGTTTAAAAAAACCCCCGCATCTACGTTATTTTTAAAATGACATGATGTCATGCGCCCCTCGTAGCCAACTGGTGTTTCAAAACCCACCCGAAAGCCATCGAAGGTCACGTTATTCCAGCGATGATAGGTTGACTCCTGCAAGAACCCAGTATTCGTACCGTCGCCTTTGAGATATAAATCTCGGCATACCCCCAGCCCTTTATCATCGTATCCAGTACCTGACCAATATTTGTCATAAAAACCCGCAGCAGCCCCCTCAAAAATGAGCATCGAACTCTCGCCAGTGCCTGCGATGTTATAACCACTGTCTGCAGCCTGTGATAAGTCGATACGCTTAGTGATCCTGTATTTTCCAGGCGACGCGTTTACAGCTACGCCACGAGGGTGGAGTACCAATGTAATAACCGCATCCGAATCATCGTTAATCTCATCACCCATTGCCCCTGCGTCCCGAATATCAACAGGCCCATTCCACACCCACCCCCAAGCCTTAGACCCATCACCACCATCTGGCACGGTGATATCTGCCTTATTATCCACATATGTACCAGGGGCACCCAGGGGTAAACATATACGCACAGGACCCCCACCGCCCTCGTTAGGCTCATGATACCCAGAGACCCTAATTGTTTGCCGCTCAGATCCTGTCAGTTTACGAGACGCGGCAACAGTCGGCACAGTCGGCGTATTGATAAAATAAAAATCACCCCCAACCGTCCCGCCATTCCGTAACTCAAATATGTCAGGCCGAATATCGGCCATGATCCCACAATTCAACTCAAGGTGACACGCATCAATGATAATGGTGCCACCGCTTCTGGCATCAAGGGTCTTGTTCTGTGGCCATACAAAACCCTCGTCTTTAAACACCAGATCACCGGACATATTGATAACGGCAGGGCGATCCCCATTGGCCGCAATGATATTCATGATTTTTTTGACGTTCCCGGCGTCATAGTCCGGACCGGAGGCGGTGCCCTGGCTGGTGATGGCGGGATCGGTGGAGGGATACCACTGCCCCTTAATACAACTCGCCTCCTCAGCCACAGGAGACGGCAGCCGACGGATCTGCTGGGTACCACCCGGAATTTGGACTTCATAAGTATCATCAGGGGTCCCCATACCGGTCTCGATGTCGTCAAAGCCCATTTTGCTGGCGAATACTTTCATGTCATCCTTCATCGTCATCCCCCTTGCGTACTCGGTCGGAGCGATCCAGGAGGACCGCCACGTTTTTATCTATGCTTCCCAGGTGTACTTGAATCTCTTTGAAGGCCGTATCGGCGCTGGCCAGGTCTTTTGTGTTTTCATCAACCCGGTGCTCCAGGTCGATGAGACGGTGCTCGTGGTCCTGACACTGCTTGGAGTCGCATTGGCAGGCAGCGGCCACCGGCTCAGACTGAATGTTGTCTTTACTTCCAAGACTGTTGAGTCCCCGCCAGATCAACCTCGCAGCCAAAGTAGAGGCAACCCCAAGACATCCGGACACAATGTACCAAACCAGTTTACCCTCCATCCTTTCCCCCTTTTAAGCTGCTCCCACCTTGTGGGATGAAGTTGTGGTCGAGCAGTACCTGTAAAACGATGGCTGTCTCTTCTCTGCCCTGGGCCCGGGTTAATGCTGAAACCCATGCGGTTCCGGCCTGCCTGCCCACCAGGCGCAACACCTCTTTATGCAAGGGATGGGTCTTCTGGCGGGCGATGGCCACCATCTGCTCTTCGGTGACGGTGTCGCCGTTGAGGAGGCGGATCAGGCCGTTAGTTCGGGTGAGCCCTTCTTTGGCTTTCTCGCTACGGCGATCGGAGAGAGCCCGGTTGATCTTTTCGGAGATGCCCTGGTCCGTGATCTTCAAGAACGCCCCCAGCATGCTGAAGGGCTGGACAGAGAGGGCCTTTTCCCAATTGGTGCGGTCTCTGGTGAGGTCGTCGTAGGCCGGGGTGTAGATGACGGATCCGCCCAGCTCTTTCCAGGTAGCCTTGGCCATTGCCCGACGGGCGGGGGCCCCGCCTGCCTCAAAGGCGCGTTTGGGGATGATGCCCCGGCCCCGGTAGTTGTCCACGGGGTTCTGGCCTTTGACGTAGTAGGTGTAGTTGTGGGCCAAGGCGGTGATTACGGGGTTCGGTGAGTAGGGCTGGTGTTCGGCAATGGTATTGATGACGCCGTCATGCCCGGTGAATTTCGCGCCCAGGATCTTGTGCCCAACCGCGCCCCAAAACTGCCCCTCGTAATCGTTGGGAATGCGCAGGTAAACCGACTTCCCTTCGTTGGTGAGGCCCAGGGGCACGATGGTGTAATAAGCCAGGTCGTATTCGGGGATACCGTCAATGATCCGCTTGAATTTTCTGGTTTGGGTAATAAGCGAAGAATCGTCCTTGGTGTCGTCGCCGTGCTCCAGCATGTAGAGGATAGCCCCGGAGCCCAGGGCCCCGATGAGAAGCTTGGGCATGATGTTCATCCAGACCGTCTTGGTGATGTAGGCTGATTTGTCGTCAAAAAAAGACTCGATGCTGGCGCGGATCCCCTCTTTGCCGACGTTGGAGAACATGAAAAGGTTATTGGTGACGATCTGCCAGGCCCCGCGCCGGTAGATGTCAGGGGTCCCCACCCGTGTCCGGATGATATGACCGATCTCCCGAATGTCCCGGGTGCCCTGGTCCTGGAGATAGCGGTACCCGGCCACCTTGCCCCATATGTCGGACATACGGCCCGTTCTATCCAGGGCCTCCCAGAATTGTTTCAGCTTGCGCCGGGCCCCGGGGGCTGCACGATGGGCAGCCGACACCAGCTCGAACTCGGCGGCCAGGCGGTCAAGCTCGGTATCAAAGGTCTCCTCCTTGCCGGTCCAGATCCGGTGCTTCACCAGCATACGCTCCGCCATCATCTTGCGGATCACATCGGACCTCTCGCCCTTGTAAACCTCCCGGTAGACCTCGCCGAAAGCCCGCTTGTAGTACCCGGCAAGCTTGAAGATATCGCGAATGCGAACCTCGGGGATGTTCTTGCGGGTTGTAAAGAAATCCCGAACCACGTTACGCACCATCCAGATCGGGTTCTTGGTCACCAGGATTTCACGGATGGGCTGGGAGATGGCGGCCATGACTTTAGCCACGGCCTTGGCTTCCACGGGCGCATACGCGAACATCTCCGCCACCTTCCTGCTCACGTAAAAATGGCGGGGCTTGCCTTTGAGCATGACGGTTAAGAGCGCCTGGTGGGGATCCGGTGGCGGCTTGGCCACCTTGCCCTTTACCTCGGCAGACCAGACCATTTTCGCGGGCTCGATGGCCTGAGAGAGATGCAAGACCTTCACCATCTCTTTTTTTGCTTCGTTGATCCGGGCGGCGCGGATCATGGAAAAGTCTTGGAGGACCGTGGGGATCAATGGGTTTTCTATTTCAGAGAGGGTCCCGACCTGCTGGTAAATGGCCGCGCCCACACCGCCGCCGAACTTTTCGTCAAGCCAATGAGTGACGCTGAACTTGGCGTAGTCTTCGGCCTTCCACATCGTTTCCAGGAGCTCTTTGGTAAAGAGTCCGGACTTGGTGACCAGGGGGAGGATCTTATCCTTGCGGTGACGGCGCAGCGCCTTGGCTGCCTCTTCCATCACCTTGAATTTTTCAGCCCCCATGGCCTTCTCCATGTTGGCAAGATCGGCTTCCACGTTCTCAGGGGTGTGGCCCAGGGGGTTGGCTATCTCCGAGCGATCGGCCATGACCCGCTTACGGAAGAGGTAAACCCCAAACTCATCCACCGGGATTTTTGCGTCATCCAGAGGCTTGAGCACATCGGCCCGGACCTCACGCAGGTAAACATCAGCCTCCGAAGCCAGATAGTGCAGGGACTCCAGCTGATAGCGCACAGACCGGGCCCACCGGCCAAGGGTGCCGCCCCGCTTCTCATAAGGGCCCAGGTGTTTGAGAACCGGGTACCCGCTGTCAATGAGACCGGTGAGGATGGTTTCCTTCACCGTCTCAACCCTGGATTTTCCACGCTCACGGGCGGCGGCCCGGGACTCATGGCCACGCTCAAACATCCCTTTGATGCGCTCGGTGCGGTGCTTTGACAGAGACTCGGACCCGTGGGAAATCTCGGTCCGGATCTCTTCGTAAAGCTGTTTCACGGTGGGCTTATTCTCAAGATAATTCCACCAGGACTGATAGAAGACAGGTGCCTCGGCTTTCAGATATGCCGGATCCGTGATCATGGCGGACAGGGCGTCGGCGTAGAGCTCCGGGCCGCTGTGGCGGTACTTCGTGTATTTCGGGTTCGCTGCGAGGTCAAAAGGCTTCCATTTCTGCGTAAAACCCTTCAGCTCCGCCATCACCAATTCCAGCTTAATGAGCCTGCGCTTTTTGATCTCCTCCTCCACCAGCTCCCGGTATTTCGCGCGGATCTCCGCTTCAGACACTCTTTTGCCTTTGACATTCAAATAATGCCCCGGAATGCCCACCTTGGGTTGCTTCGCAACCTTCTCCTTCACCACCTTGGCAAAGGCTTGGACTTCCTCCGGCACACGGCCTTTCATGGCGGCTTTTACGATGGATTTCTTCTCCGCCGTACTCAGCCCCTTGATAAACAAAAGCAGCTCGTCAGAGACGTTTTCAGTCGGTTCCACGGCGTTAAATATGGAGAGTAAATCCTTGGGTTCCACGGGCAGGGTCCGGGTAATCTCCTGGTCCAGCCCTTTTTCGAAGGCCTCCGCCTTCAGGAGGGCTCTTGCTTCTTTCTTGAGGCGTGTGCGGTCTGCGGGCGTGAGAGGCGGAGCCCCGCCCGGTTTTTCAGAGATCGTGTGTTTAAGGTAGCCCTTCAGGGACGCGATGCGCCCCAGGATATTCCCCCTACCTTTGATCATGCGATCCGGCAAATAGTCCACCAGGTGGCCGATCTCATGGGCCATAACCTTGCTTGCCTGCTCGGTGTCTTTGAAAAGATCGGCCAGGATCCGGATCTTTCCGGAGCCCTTGGGGGTAAACATACCCATGGTGCCCGCTGACCTGAACTTTCGGGCCACATGGGGAAGCTTCCCGTCCATGAGCTGCTGGGCCAGCTCCACGATCTCAGGCATCTGCATGACCACAGCTTCTGCGGTATCACCCGGAGCGGGTCCTCCGCCAGGGGCCCCATTGGAGGCATTCTGTTTTGCACCCTGGGCACGCGAAGCGTATCCCCCGGTGTCGCCAAAGCCAGAGGCCGTGGATACGGGGCGACGAGGCGGTTTCTCGTTTCGCTTCAGCCCTTCGACTGTCACCGTGTCAAAGGGATCCACTCTGTGGGTGACGCCATCTTTTATGATCACGTCCCCATTTGGGGCATCGCCCTTCACGGTGTATTCGTCGTGAATGCCGTCCACGGTCCCAACAAACTTATCCCCCTCTTCCAGCTCCACAGCCGGAACCTTCTGCCTGCCCACCACCTCATATCCCTTCTTCTCCATGAGGGAGGCATCCTGGGCGGCCACCAAATCCGGGTGGGATCCCGCAAGCCCTTCGGCGGCTTCTTGCACCCGCTCAAAACGAATGGCCTGCTTTTCCGTCATAGATTTGCCGTTTGCGGCCTTGGACAGCAACACACCCAACTCTCGGCGGGTGTACAGGTTCTCCTTGGATGCCTTTGCTTCGGCGTTGATTTCCTTCATCCATTGCGGACTCGAAGCCCCATGGAAACGGCGGGTGCCATCGATATCAACGGTGGTGCCTTTGGTCTGGGAGTTCTGCATCTCCTCACGCATAATCTCATACGCATTTTTCAGGATGGCGGGATCCGGCCCCCCTGAAGGGGGATCGGGTTGTGAGGTCTTGGGGGATAATTGAGGAGGTTTCCCACCCAGCAAATCTTTGGGAGCATCCACCGCAGGAGCCACCGACTGTGAAACCTGCGACGGTTCGGGGAAAGGGATCACCTTGGCGGGGGGCTCTCCGGCCAACAGATCCACAAGAGGGCCCCCTGGGGCCACATCGGGAACCGGGGCCACGGCAGGACGTGCCTGGACGGGAGCAGGGACCACGGGACCTTCAGCGGGCGCAGGGGGCGGAGTAGCGGGAGACACGGGACCGGGCTCGGCAGGCTGTGCCGGGTTAGACGCTTGGGGCTCAGCCCCCTTCTCGCCACGGACGTACTTATCCTGCATCTCTTTAAAGAGGGCCTTGCCTTCGGCAGTCTCCTTGCCGCCACGGGCCCGGATCGCCTCCCGGATGGCCTGGCCTTTGGAGACGCCCTGTTTTTCACGGGCGGCCACATCCAGGACAAGAAGCCCGCGCTCTCGCTTGGTGAGCTTCCGAAACCAGGCGCTGCCGGTGACGCCCTTCATCCCCAAACTGGTGACGGCTCCCTTGCCTAAAAAGTCGATAATCTCCACGGCCAGCTCGGCGTTGGGGGCGGTATCGGCAGGTAGAAACGATGTCAGGTTCTCACCGGCCAGGGGGGTGTATTTTTTATCCTGGACCTTGGAGACCACAAAATTTTCGGCCTCGGCGATGCCGGTGAAGCCTGCCAGAGCCCCCAGAGTCGTCAGGGGGTTGGTCACCAGCCCGGCCACCACGGGAGCGGTGAGGAGCCCGGTCATATACTCCTTGCTCGTGGGCTGGTCCCGGAGATTTTTCGTTAATTCGTCAAAATGCTTCAGGGCGTCCGTGGGGCTGATTTGATGTTTTTCGCTTAAAGCAAGGGCTATGGCGTTGCGATCAGGAGAGGACCGGAAGGATCCCCGGAGCGCATCCCCCATGCGTTGGAAGGGGGAGCGCTCAGGGGCGGGGAGCAGGACGGGGACCGTGCCGGTCTGGGGGGTGGCCCCCTGTTCGGGGGCGGTCTCAGTGGGGGCAGCTGTGGCGACTGCCACGGGGCTCTGCCCCCCCTGGGCAGGAAAAATTTCAATTGGCCGTGAGGGGCCCATATCGTTCAGGCGCTCACCCATACGCGAGAAGAAACCGGGACCGGAGTCGGGCGGTTCACCACCAAACAGGTCCACTGGTTCTTTTTGAGGCGGCTTTCCGTCGAAGAGATCCACGGGAGGCATGTATGGGGTGGCGGTTCGGGTCATCGGGATTGGTTCCTCTTTCGAAGCTCAGCGATAACCTCATCCCGGGTCATCTTGTACTGAGCCATGGTGTGCTCAAGATTTGCTTCCGACACCGAATAACCCGGGGCGATCTCCACCGTGGCATCCACCGCAGGAGGGGTACCGGTAGTATTGCCCTCACCGGGCCCGGGAGGCTTGCCCAAGGTCTCCGCGATCTGCTCATACCACCACTGGATCCGCTGGAGGTCCTGGGCGGCTTCGGCTTTTTTCGCGGGATCCTGCTCTTCAGCCACGACCTTCTGAATGGCTCGATACGCTGTGTCCGCACCACCCAGAAGGGCTTCCAGGTTGATCTCTTCTTTTCCCTGGGCGTTGACTGTAATCCCCTGGGGAGCAAGCTTGTACTTGGCTCCAATGGCCTTGATACCGCCCACGTAGTCGGAGACCTTTTTGTTGCCGGAGCCACCGGCTCCGCCTTTGCCTTTACCCGCCTCCGGTGTAATCTCCTTAATACTGATCACACCGAGTTCGGCGGCTTTCTTGAGGACATCCGTGGATTTATCCGGGTTGGCCTCCATTACCTGGAGCATCTGGGTAATTTGCGCGGGGGTGCCTTTAATCTCCCACCCGGGGTTCTCGCCGTCTCCAGCGAAGCTGATGGTCATGGGGTCGGCCTCTCCAGCGGAAAAGCGGACATCCACCGGGGCGCCTTCGGGGTTCAGGTGCTTCTGGATATCCACCACGGTCTGTTCGGGGGTGGGAGAACTGGCAGCCACCTTCATGGCCACATTGAGAGCCGCCACGCCACGATTCAACCGGGCGTTGGCTTCATTCAGCTTCTGCTGCTCCTCTCGAAAAGCGTTATCTTTGCCCCGCTGCTCCTGCCTTGCACCGAAAGCCATATTCCACCGGTTGTCTTCGGCGGCCCGGTCCTCGTCTCTATACTGTTTGTGCAGCTCCAGGCGCTTGCCTTTCACCGCACCGCCGGAAACCCCTTCCATCATCTTTGAGAGTCCGTATCCTAAATCCATCACGCCTCCTTTACCGGCCCCAGGCACTGGTGCTGTATACAGGTTGGGATTGCGGGGTCATCATCTTGTTCATCATGTAGAGCTGGGTGAGGTTCCCGGCGGTGTTACCAAAAGAGTTCCAGGATTGAGCCGAGGTGTTGTTGTAATTCGCGGCGGCGTTGGCATGCATCCCGGCCATGTTGCCATAGGTCTGGGCGTTACCGGCAAAACCTGCCTGGGCGTTGGCTGGCAGGCCCTTCCCGATACTGGCGGCGTTCATCATGTTTGCAAATCGCTGCTGCTTCGCTTGCTCCGTCTTTACCCGGGCCTCTTCCAGCGCCGCATTCTCCGCGTTGGTTTTTGCTATCCGGATATTCGTCTTCGCCCCGATGCGCCCGCGCTCGATGGCACCCTGGGCCGCCTGCTCCATACCGCCGCCGTACTGGTACCGGCCTCCCATGGCCCGGGCCGTAGTGGCGGAGGCGTTTGCGAAATCCCGATCCGTGGTGGCCATCATTCTTTCGAATCCCACCGGCATCACCGCTTCCACAGGCACAGCCGGTGCCGACGCTTCCTTCACAAGTTGATCTTCCAGCGGCGCAAAAGTCTCCAGGTATCGATCCCACTGCTCTTCCGCCAGATCGGCAGAGCGGTTGGCTGCGACACCTGCCAGGTCAGCGGATTTTTCCATGGCGGCGGTCTGCTTATCCGCCGATTTACTGGCCTTGCGGGAACCGTATACCGCTGCCCCGCCCGCTACCGCTGCTGCTCCTAAAATCGCTGTGCCCGTTGCAACCGCCATCTAAAGCCTCCTTACGTAGTGCGTCTCCATGGCCACGTAGTGCCGGGAGGTGTACATCGCGTCAGCGGGGGTCTCACCAAGTACGGGGTTCAGGCTCACCATGATGATGGCCGTGGCACCCTGCTCCCGGCCCCAATCCTCCAGGGCGGCCAGGAGTTGCTTGCCGAACCCTTTGCCTCGGTGATCCGGATCCACCCACATAAAAAACTCCTGCGCCAACCGTGATCCGTCATGCCAGAGAGGAGAGAAGACGCCACCGCAGATCATCCCCACGGCCGTGCCGTCCACATCCGCCACCAGGCACACCGCATTATCACTGAGGGACACCCGGCCCATTGCTTTTGCAAAATCGGAAGAGTTGTATCCAACCCCGAAGCAATTCAAACCCGATGTGCTGTGAAAAACCCATCCCATTGCATCGAGACGAGGCATATCCTCTTTGGCAGCAGGTCGTATCTTCATTGGATCACCTCCGCAGCCCTGAGGGCCGCCAGTATCGCGTTGATTTTTCCACCCAGGGCATTCAGCTTTGACTCAGCGCTCGGAATGACATTGGTCACCAGGTCATCGCGCAGGGCGTCGGCATCCGCAGGGGCGTCGGCAGGGTCTGTGATGGTATGGGATGCGGTGGCGTCGGTAATAGCAGCCTGTCGTTTCAGGGCGATGGTCTGGGCATCGCTTTCGGGGATATCGGTCAGCGTGAGGCCGTGACCGGCCTGGAGCAGCTCCTTCACTGCGAAGGTAAGAGTCCCCTCTTCGATGTTTAATGTGATGTCGATGCCACGGCCTTCCAGGAACAGGGGGTTCACCACGTTGAAGGCTTCCCGCTCGAACAGCTGACCAGACTCCTCCACGGCGATGGTCTTGACCGCATCCTCCGTCAGGATCTGTCGCACCACGGCGACAGCCCCGGGGGTGGAGCCGTCACCGGTGCGGATGATCTCGCCGCCGTGCCGCACAGTGTTCTGATCCACACCCTCCAGGGCGTCCAGGCGCAGGCCGATCCGTGAGAGGATCTGGTTCAGGGCAGAGAGGGAGAGGGCCGGGATCTGATAGTTTTGCTTGCTCTTAGCCATGGATCGTCACCTCCTTGACCGTGCCGGTGCCGATAAACTCCACGTCCAGGGTTCGGCCCGCGTCTTCGGGGCGAAGGCCGAGACGACGGCCACGGTCCGTTGAAAAGTCCATGGTCTTGGTGGCCTTGATCTCATCATCCACCCGGATGGTGAGGGCAACATCTCCGGATCCGGCCACAATGACTCGATCCCACGGGACATCATCTTCCCCGCCATGGGTGAGGTGGCCGGAACGCCAGGTGTAAGAGCCGGTGGCTCCGGCGTCGATATCCACAATGCGACCGGAGACAATGGCGTACAGGCCGCCGTCCGAGGGCCGCTTGTATGCTGCTGTGGCCACGGTGCTTCGGGTGGTCCACTCTTTATGCGCGTATCGGAGACACCCGGCGCTGTGAAAGAGCCACGTGACCCCGTCGTTTTCAGCGAGGATGGCACCGGCAGGCTCGATGTTCTGCTTGAACCAAGCCTCGTCAAAAGGGCCGCCCGTGACCATCTGGGTTTCATAGAGATTAAAAAGCGCGATTCCGCTATCTGAGAGATAAAGGATCCCTTTGGAGGTGGCGCAGGCGGCGGTGCCGATACACGGTTCCTCACCCAGGGGCTCGGACTGCTGAAGCAGCTCCGGATGGGTGCCGTCCACACGGAAAGGCGAAGAAGCCAGGAGCACGGCCACGGACCCGCCGAAGACCATCACCGTCTTAATGGTGTCCGGAAAATTCATGGTGTAGGCGGCTGGCCAGGCGTCCGGGAAACCTGGCTCGGACCAATAGAGGGTGGAACCCTTCCAGCCGAAGAGCATCCCGCTATGGGGCTTTCGCGTTATGCCGGTGAGTTCCGGAGGCTTGGCCCAGACGATCTCCACACCCTGAGCGGAGGTGTAATAAGTGGTGCAGCCGGGGCCGAGGTCTGTGAGGTTGTCGGTGTAGGTGGCGGTATCCACAGGCAGGGTGGCCACGAGCTGTAACACGCCGGTGAGCTCCCCGACGCGAAAGAGGTTCCAGTGGGTCACCAGCGCGGGCGGTTCGGGGCGGGTTACGTTGACCTGATTGCTGTCGGCAACAAGGGCACCGGAGAGAGCACCCAGGGGGGATTGGTCTGTAAAGCCACCCACATCACGGGTCCAGGTTAGGGCGTATTGCACGGTGTCCGCGATGTCACCGGCACCGTTGAGGGCCGTCGTGGGCGCTTCCGGGGCATCCTGCCCTGCATCAGCGGTGACACCCGCGATGGTCTTCTTTAAGGTGCCGCCATCCAGGAAAAAGAGGAGGTCATGGTTGTTGATGGGCCAGGAGAGGTAATAACGATCGGTACCGGTGAGCCAGGAGCCGCCATGCTCATGCAGGGTGTTACCGGATCCGGCGGCCACGTCACGATTTCCACGGGCGGGGCTGAGCTTGCCGTCTGCAAGGTCCACATTATGTGCGACCTGTGCATAGCCCTTGCGCAGCTCCGGTGTGTACCGGGGAGCGATGCCGTGGATTGTGCCGATCACAATGCGTCTCATCCGGGCCTCACATCGTCAAAGGCCGCGCCGGTCTGGCGGGCGAAGTAGGTGCGTTCGTTGATGGTCAGGGCGTCTCCGCGCTCCACCTGGGAAAGAGCGTGGACCACGGTGCCCTGGTCCCGGCTCTCCAGACAGAGGAGCCCGGCAGCGGTGACGCTGACGCCGTCCATGGTGCCGGGAGGGATGAGCGGGTCAATGGGATCCGACTCGCTGACCATGGGAAGCGGTGACGCACAGTACAGGATCTCCACCACCTCACCGGACGTGCCGGGTGGGTAGAAGGTAAGGGTCCCGGGGTCTGAGAGTTCAAAGCCGAAGGATTCCCGGCGTGTCTGCTTGGGCCAGAGGGGAAGGCCCTCTTTGGTGATGCGCAAGGGGAAGCCCCAGGGGCGTTTCCCAGCTTCTTCACAGAGCCGGTCCATCCAGAAAACCACGTCCGTGCCATTCAGGGTGATGGTGATGCTCTCTTTAATAAGGTGATTGTCCAGGGCGATTTCTTCGAGCACGGCGTAAATCTCTTCAGCCACCTCGGTTCGGGTGTAGCGCTCGTGATCGGGGTCATCGGCGGCAAGGGCCGTGGCATCTATCCAATTTTTCCAGGTGTTCATGATGTCACGTCCTCCAGATTGCCGAGGTACTGGCTGTGACGGCGCAGGGAGGCCATGGAACGCTCCCACCTGGCGCTGTAGACCCGCGCCTTGCCCTGGTCCATTCGTTTCCGGGACATGCCGAGCAGATTCGCCGCAGCGCCGAACCGAAGCCGACGAATGCACCAGGCGGGAAGGCCATGGGGGATATCTCCCTCAGAGGAGACCACGGGCCTTCGGATGTACGTGGCGACGATGTTCCCGGCAATGGGCACCACACCACGCAAAATACCGCCTTCGGCTGTCCGGATCAGAGGCACACCGCCCACGGTGCGGACGGCAGGCCCGGAGGATTCTGTGGTGATTCGGGTGCCGTCGGCTGTCTCCAGAAAACGGATCACCCCGAACTCATCGGTGCGCACACACTGAGAGCCGGACGCCCCGGGGACATTCAAAAGGCCGATCTGGTTGTAAGCAAGGGTGTCGCCAAAGGCGTATCGAGGCCGTCCCACTTGATCGATGCGCCGGAAGCTGTGGTCCTGCTCTCCCACGGAGGACGGGAGCACCACCTGGCCGGTGAGTCCATCGAGTCGGGCGGAAAAGATCTGGATGCAGTCGGTGGGGAGGGTATAGACCTGCTGGCCCTCCACCACCGGCAACAGATAAACGGTGCGCAGCGCACCCGTGGACCGGGCCATCTGGAACAGGACCCGGTTGAGCACGGCCATCACTTCACCCCTCATCCAGCGGCGGCCATTGCGGCGAGTACCGCGATAGTCACCGGCCAGCTTCAGGGTGTCGTCAATGACACGTTCCACGGTATGGGCTGCTGCAATACTCATTCGCCGTAAGCCTCTTTCTCGGTGATGGTGCCGTTGGTTTTGAGAATCTGCTTGAAGTGAACGGCTTCGGCGGCGGTGATGCGGCGGATGAGGGTGACGCCGAAGCGGGAGGCTTCGCGGTTCACCTTGTGGCGGCGCATAACCACACCATTGTCATCCTCTTTCTCAACCACAGGCTGGACGGCATGCCTGAACGCTTCAAGATAGCTCTCGTGAACGGGAACGATCTCATTCCGCTTGATGGTCAAACGCTTGCCATTAACCGATACCGTCACTATCTCAGGCTCCACCGAGCCTGCCTGCCGCTCTTCAATCCGGAGCAGGCAATGATCCAGCTTGTCTTCTTCCTTTTTCTCCAAGGTTTCGCCTTGGACATCATCTTTCTTCGTCATGGTTCTCTCCTTGTGCCCCGGGCGACACTCGCCGCCCGGAGGGTCAGAGGTTTAGGGATCAGCTGGGATCTTCGGTGGCCGCCACTTCGATCCGGGTCATCAGGTCATCGTTGAGAATCAGGGCGGCATGCCAGAACTTCCACCCGATGCTTCCGCGCTGGCCCAGGGGATCGCTCTTGGACGGCTTGGGATTAACCACCGCCACCTTACCGGAATGGACCCCGGTGAGGGGGACCGTGCCCCAGGCGTCCGGAGCCACGACGATCAACGGGTAAACGTCAACTGCCGCGGCTGCGCTGGTGGTGGCGATCATGTCTGCATTTCCCGCCCCGACATCCGCCCATGGGCCGACATGGGTAGAAATCTGCCAACGGATTTCTTCCACCTCGCCGATCTCATGGGGCAACGCCGACTTGGGATCGCCGTAATCTGCCTTTTTGGTGAACCCGGCAACAGCCTCCAGGTCCGCCTTGCAATCGGGGTGAGCCATCCCGTAGAAGGACGCCGGAACAGAGCTTGTCCCGTACTTGGCCGAACCATCCAGGAGCTCCATGAAATGCGGGGCGTTGTTGTTCAACATGCCCCGGTTCACCTTCTTCAGGATCCCACGGGAGATAGGGGTGTTGACCGCAGCGCGGGAGGATCCGTTCGCATAGAACACACTGGTTCCGCCCTTGAGAACGCTGAGATTCAGCACTTCGCGAGTGTCCTTGATCTGACGCGACTGAAGGCCCTGAAACTCGTTGAGGACCGGGTCTTCGTGTGTATCCTCGACCACATCCGTGATACCGATCCAGTCCCCGTACTGCTGAAGGGTGACCGTCACGTCCACGTAAGTTGGTTTGGTGGCGGACGGCGTGACGCCTTCCACCATCGGTGAGTCAGAAACAGCCAGGGCGAGGTAACGCCGGAACTTCAGGGTTTGACCACTGTTCTTGGTCATGGGTTTGGTCTGTGCGGTCCGCTCCGTGATCAGGTTGGGATTCGTGCGCTTGAGCAGTTTCGCATACGACTTGGCACCAGTTCTGGGGGAGATATCCCCGTATTCAGTATATTCACCCATGGTTCTTCTCCTTACCCCGCCCTGGGCGAGGCTTACTCTTCAAGCTCTTCGTCAAAAGCCTCTTCGACGGACTGAGCTTCGTTATTTTTCTTTCCACCACCGGAACCGCCCTTTGTGCCGGGAGACGGCGCGCCGGTCATCTGGTCCCGGAGCAGGTCACCGGTTGACTGACCACGGTCGTGGGCTTCCGCCCCCTGTTTGGCAGCGTGTTCCTTGTACCGATCCAGGACGCGAATGGCAGCAATGGGGTCCGAGATCTGGGTCAACGTGGGGTCCAGTTTGGATTCCGTGTCGAACCAGGACTGGTACTCCGGGGAATTCATGATGCTGTAGGCGTCAGAGTGGCCTTTGACGTACTGGCCGTCAGACCCGTACGAGCCTGCAGTAACTCCACGTTCAAACTCCAGCTGCATCAAGCGGTCGTTCACATCGCCCACGGCAGATGGATCAAAATCTCCGAACCGCTGCTTCACTATCCGCTCGGCAATGGCGTTTGCCGCTTTTTCGAACATGGGGTCATCGCCCAGATATGCAGCGATGTCGTCAGGCAGGGCATCGGCGTCTCCGCCGGAGTCCTGGCCGTCGGTTACACCCTGCCCGTCAGATTTCGCCGGGGGAGCGCCACCCAGCTTCTTGCGCAGCTCAGCGTTTTCCTGAGCGAGGCGGGTTCCCCACGCCTTATTCGCCTCCATTTGCCGCTGAAGCTCTTCTGTGCTGGCAGGGGATTCATCCGCCCCCGGTTCGCCAGCGTCTCCACCGGCATCGGATCCGGAACCATCCGAACCGCCTTGGCCTCCAGTTCCCTGATCATCGCCTCCGCCCTCACCGGAACCAGTAGGATCACCCACTCCAGCTTGACTATCGTCGGTTTCAGGGGCATCGGCCCCGGCAGGGATAGCTCCGCCGTCATCAGAATCACCGTCAACCTCTTCACCAAACATGGTCTCAAGCTCCTCATCGGTGATCTCCACATCGTCTTTTTCTGTGTTGGGGGTTTCGGTGGTGGTCTCTTGACTCATTGGTCTTCTCCTTGGGAAATTTCGGGAATCCGTCCTTACCGGGGCCATCAGCTTCAGGTTACTGAAGCGAAAACATGGGAGTCCCGGTGGTTTCGGGCCGTATGATCTCGCCGGTTAGTCCGGCGGAGTATCCAGGTTGACCGGGCCATCAGGCTCCGGTTGGATGTCCCTCTTTTCTGCCAGCTTGTGAGGGAGATTCAGTTGGTCCTCAAGGTTTTGTGCGATACCCTTGAAAAAACCGTGGTCCTCTTTGGTCAAGTTTCGCGTGCGGAGATTTGCAACAGCCGTGGCAAACTGATTGCGCAAATATTTTTGATAATGCGGCCAGTCTTCCGAGGTCATCAGCCGGACCAGGGCTTGTTCATGATCAGAGAGCGCCATCCATTGCTCCTTCCGTGGGCGGTTGCGGGGCCATGGCGGCCATGCGCTGCATGGCCCGCTCGTCCACTTCTTCGTCGGTACGCCAGAGTTCTTCCGGATCAAAATCCCGGATTTTTGCCAGCTCGGCGAGCTGGGGGCCAACCTTTGCGTATTCGGAGGTGATCTTGTTGGAGAGGGCGAACTGGAGAAGGGAGAGAAGGCTGGCCCCGCGCACTGATTTGTCTTTGTAGGATTGATAGCCCCGGGCATGGGGCGTGAAATCGCCTTTCAGGGATTCGTCGCCACAAGCCATGCGCCAGTGGTAAAGGGAGAGGATCGTGGGGGCGATGATGCCATTGTCCTGATTGCTGATGATGCCACCCATGAGCTTGTTGCCGGACTCAAGGAGCTGGTTCGCTTCAAAGGCGGTGCTATTCTTCTTCGCGGGCATCCCCTCTAATAACTTTGTGATCCCGGTTTCTTCGTCCCCCTGCTCCTTGAACCAGCGGACCAATTCGGGAGTGTTGCCGGTGATATCCGGAGGGGCAAAAAATTCAATGGCACTGCGGACGTCTTGAACGCTCTCATGGACTTCAAAGGACTTTCCCGGGTACAGGGAACGGTTCTGGCCAGGGGCAAGCATGCGGGGGTTAAATGTTGTAAGGAGATTGGTGGAAAGGGCCTTATTATCCAGCATTCCACGGACAAGGCCGTTAATGATCATCTGCGTGTCTTCCACATCTTCGGGGATGCCGACACCGGAGGCCTCATGGGGAAGATCCTGCCACTTGGCGATGTAGACGTGACGGTACGGAACAACGCTCTCCACCGGCGGACGGATAACGCGGGGGCCCCGGAGGCCCTTTACACAGACACAGTAGACTTCCACTTCGTCTTCGCCGGAACCGGACTTGTCTCCGGCGGCTGATTCGGAGAGGTATTTTTTCGGAACACGGCCCCAGAAGTAGATAACGGGGATTACGCGCTTGCGGGCGCTGAAGGCTGCGCGGTGGGGGGCGTCGGATTCATCGCCGCCGCTGTTGCCTTCGCGGTCTGACGGGTTGCGGAACGAAGACAACACTTCGTCGATGGCACCCTTGTCATAGCCCGGCTGGCTCTTAAGGCTGGTAAACTTGCCCCGACTCATATAATCCACCACGGCCGCGCCTTGCCCCTGGTGGGGATCGTCGTTCTCCAGGTCCCAATAGGTGTCCCATATGCTGGGGCAGTCAAAGGCCACCTGTTCCACGGTTCGTGCCTGCATGGTGTGGCGACCGTACTGGCTGTAAAGCTGGTCGGGATATGCCATCTGGGGGCCCGGGATCCCGAAGTTTACCCCCATCACCTGGCGCTGGCGGAGGACCGGGCCGCGCATGGCATTGACGCCGTAGATGGCCCCTTCGAGCAGGGAGGTCAGAAAGTGCTGAGCGGCCCTGGCGTCCTCCAGGTCTTCGGTAATCCGAGCCTTCATGCGTTCGCAACGGGCCTTGAGTTCTTCTTCAGGCAGCTGTGGCGTCATTCCGTCGGGTGCCTTGGACGTTGTGAGGGACCAGGGAAGCTTTCCGGACTGAAGCATCACGGAGGCCACAGAGGTAAAACCGGCCATGACCTTTTGCTTGGTATATTTAACGAAGACCTTGCTGCGCCACTCGTTCCCTTCCGTGCCCCGCCACTTCTTGAGATTGCCAGAGTCGTACCGGCCACGGAAGGCGTCGTAATTGCGACGCCACTGAGGTTCCAGCTGGCTCTTGCGCTCGTCGGCGAACCACTTGAAGAGATCGTCCACAATGTATTTAGCCAGCTTATCTTCAGACATCAGACGCTCCCGATACGCTTCTTCCAGACCTGATCCACACGGCGATGACGGACCAGGCGGCCCTTTTCATCCCTGGTCACCTCAGCGGCAAAGGCCCGGATGATTACGTTCTTCTTCCAGAGAAATTCCCAGAACCCCGGCTCCTCGACCCGTGCAAAATGTTTCTTCAGCTCCTTGTTCCTGGGCTCCCGGCCCTCGATGCTCCGGATGGCCTGAAGGCATGCACCCACGATCATCGTCAGGTGCTGGCTGTCCAGATCGTCACGGAGCTTCATGCCGGGTTGCATGCATTCCTGGAGGAGAGGGTTCATTCGTCAACTTCCTCGTCGAAGTCTTTTTCGGGGTTTGATTTCTTGGCGACGCCCATTTTCATCAGCTGGATCTCCACCCGGCGGCGGGGGGTCTTCTCATTTTCGGTGGTGTCAATCGACACAGCGACCACCTTGCCGATGGCCTTGATGTCTACCTCATCACCGGCAGAAAGTTTTTTGGCCTCCGGAACCATGCCGAGTTCTTCCGTATGCAGGGTGAGACGCATCCCCCAGGGGTATTCCTCACGATCCGGCTCACAACAGACCGAGCGATCTTTTTTTAGTTGGGCCTTTGTTTTCTTGGGCCGCTTTAAACTGCGAAGTTTCATTTACCCCTCCAGGGTGACGAATTCGGCTCTCTGTTCTTCCCGGGCGATCTCTTCAGGGGTCCGGGGCTTCCACATATCGTTCAGGCGCTGACAGAGCAGCGCGAGGGAATCGATGATGTCTTTACGCTTCCCGTGGGGAAAACGGATGATTTGCTGCTCTGTATCCCACAACCATTCGGGTTGATTGGGGCCTTTAGCGGGAAGCCAGATCCCACCCTCTCGGGCACGCCCCTGGAAGGGCCTGGCTTTCGCCACCTTATCCCCGGCGGGCATCACCCCGCCGCCGGGGATATTGAGGTAAATGCCGGTCTCCCTCATCTTGAGCTTGAGGAACGGCATGATGGTACGTTGGATATTTTCCGCTTCGAGATCAAAAATCTCGGGTTTCCAACGGGCCTGTAGGTCAATGAGCTTATTGACGATGGTCAGGGAGTTCCAATGGCCATACGCCACTTCAAGCAGGTAAAGATCCCCTTCCGTGTCCAGACCCGCAATCGGGAATGCTGTATGGCAAGCCGTCTCCTTCTCAGAGATGGCAAGATCACCGGCAGCATAAATACGGAGAATACGGGGCCGTTTTTGATATCGCGGAAACCACTTGAGCTGGAAATATGCGTTCTCATCGTCCGGAGCGGGGTCGAGGAGATACTGGCAGGAGTAGATAAACAACCCGACGGATGGGTCTCGTTTAAGAGCCTCCAAATGTTCACGGGGGTATTGCACCGGCCACAGGCTGTGCCAGACACCGTCTTCATCAACCCACTCTGCCGGGCGCTTGAAGGTGGTATAATCCCCGGACTCCTCCATGGTGCGGTGGAGGTCCCCGTCGTTGTAGATTGTTCCACAAACTTGCAGGTTGCCGCCGGGGGAAAGGATAGAACTCCGGACAAGACCGAAGTTTGCAATGTTCTTTTTGATCTGATCGGAAGTTGTGACCACTTCAGGGGTAACGAGGTCATCACCCTTGATGCGAGGGAAATGGAGGGAGGTGGGCATGTTATCCAGGCCGTAGCAACCGATGGACGGTTCCTGTCCCACTCTGGGGTGGCCAGGGAGCACAATTTCTTCATCAGACCACCGGACACCGAGCTTTCGGGTATCCCGTTTAGGGTCAGACCAACACAAATCCGGCCAGAGTCGTTTGAGGGTTTCATTGCTTTCAAACTGCTGCTTAATGGGCCGGAGCTTCCACTTTGCCCGCTTGGAGTTGTCGCAGAAAATTGCGATGGGGAGAGTTGGATCTTTGAGGTGTTGGCGAATGGTGTCGGCGGTGTTGAAGATATAAGTCTTACAGTGACCGCGAGGCAGCAGATACAGAGAAAGATGCTTGTCCTTCTGGATCTCATCGGCAAACTCCTTGTGAGGATCCCAACAGAGCCACCAGAAGCCGAGGATGTATTTAGCCATGAAATAGAGATCATTGAGTGCCAACTCCCGTAACGCATAATCCTGTTCATGAAGCGGTAGACTTTCTAACTCGATCAAGAATTGATCGTACATTGGATCCGGGCGATACAGGGGGTTGACCGCTTCCTGTGCCTGTGCCATTGTCACCGCCTTTGCCGTACAGACCGGGGAGGCCAAGTTTTGCCTTGATCACCTCGACCACCTCTTTGGCCGCATCCATCCGCATCTTCAGCTCAACGTTATGTTTTTTCCCGTCGAGGTCTCGGAGATCATTGTCGGCGATGGATTTGAAAAACTTCTGAATCTCTTCCACTACCTCCAGATCCGTCCCGACACCGTCTTTGATGTGCTGCTTGATCCGTTCTTCCGCGACATCCATGGCGGCCTCCACCGCCTTCTGCTCTTCAGCCCGAACCACTTTCAGGTACCGGGCCACGGTGGACTGATTGACGGAATCTTCATGGCTTCGCTTGTGCAGCTCTTCGGTCAACAGCTCGGCGATCGCCTGGGTAGTGTGACCATCCCGCGAAAGCTCCAACGCCATTTCACCAAGCCCATGTTTGTCGATCTTTGATTGCGCCATAGTCTCCACCTGTGTAATTCACCCATATCACGGGTTTTCAGGCGTCCTGCGAGACGAACCGGGATACATACCAAACGAACCGGAATGAACCCAAATGGACCCAATAAAACTCTTGACACAAAAAAAGGGCACGCTCTCGGTTGTGCCGAAAGTGTGCCCTCTCTTTTTGTGCTATTGTGCCTGGTTTGTGCCTAACGGTTTAAAACGGTTGCTAACGTTTTGTAACATTTTCAAACACAGGGGCGGATTCCCTATTTTTATCAAACGTTTGAAAATGTTGGTTTTTCACTATTACCACCCCCAAAAACGCATTTGCCTTCAAAATCCGCCGGGGGCAACTCCTTGTCGGTTCGATTCCGACCTCCGGTACCACCAATTTCAAAGTGATTCGAAAGCCTTACGTGTGCCGCGTAAGGCTTTTTCTTTTGGTGAGATTTCAGCACG